CGTGCCGTCCAGCAGAAAGTCAATGTCCGTAGGAGAACTGATGGCGACTTGCTGCGGGTCCGCTGTTTCAAATACGTCCAGCGGGCCAATGACGTTGGCCGTCCGGCCGCGCAAGAGGATCTGATGCTCCTCTCCAGAGTCGAACGCTACCGGCTCCGATAGCCATAAGTGGTAATACGTCCCCGCTCCCCGCACAGCGTTGGCAATGTAGCCGGCCTGTCCCCAACTAGGAACATCGTGCGACACGGCAATCAAGTCTCCGTAGGTGGGAATAAAACCCTCCATGCCCGTGTCGAAGGAAACGTTTTCGCGCAAGTAGCGCCGGCAAGCCATCATGTAGAGCCCAGCCCGGTAGGCATGCGTGCGGCTTTGCACGCCCGCCAAACGAATGTCTTCGGGATGGTCGGAGGTTCCGCCCGGCAGCACGGCGATCACTTGCTCCTGCTTGTAGCCGGTGGAGGGGTCCGTGTATTCTATCTGCATGCAATCATGCTCGTCGAGATCCCAAAGTTTGATGTCCCACTGGAAGGAGCCGCTGATAATGTTTTCCTGATTAAACATCGCCACGGGAACCTCCAGCGGGCCGTCCCGCTTCATCGTCACCAAGGAACCGGTCAGCAAAGGGATGGCCCGGCCGGCCCGTGCAACTGCCTGGGCGGTCGTCCACACGGTGCTGGCGTCCCGGAATATCCAGTCAAAGTATTCCTCGCGGCTCGTGTAAAGCGCATCGAGCTCTAGAAGCGTATCCCAATCGAAGTATCCGTCCTCCAGGCGCCCGCCGTAGAGGCTGCGAAAGATGTCGACTATAGCCCACACGATGCTGCGGGTGGCTTGCGGTTCGGAGAAGCCGCCGGACTCGTAGATGGGCAGCTTGCGGGTGGCGATAACATTGAAGCGCGACTGGGTGTTGACGTTAAGGTTGTTCGTGGCCCGTATCCGCACGGCCAGCAAAGTGACATCACCGAAATCATGCTCCTCCGTGGAAGCAATGAAAGCGCGGAGCCCTTCCCAGACCACGTCGTTGCCTGCCCGCGGGGAAAGCCGCTTCTCGTCAGTCCGCCGGAGCCGCACTTCGTATCGGCCATTCGCCACGCCGCTAGAGTAAGTCTTGCGCTGTGGCGTCGTCGTCTTGCCGGTAATCGTAATCGGGTTAGGGGCGATCAAGTCCGTGTAAGGGCCCAGCGGAGCGCCGGCGTCGTCAATAAGCCGCATCTCCGCTTCCACAGTGATCGTGATGCTCTTGAGCGTGCCGGAGGAGTCCATCCGGTAAATGCCCTTAGGAAAGACTAAGTCGATTTCGATCTTTTCTGTGACCTCGCCGACGGGACAAACGGGGAAGGGCCCAACCCAGCCGTCAGGAACATACTCCTCTTCATTAGGCGCCAGCAGCGTGTGGCCGCCCGCTTCCGGAGAAGTGTAGACGTTGGTGGCGAAGAGAGTCGTGGTTCCTCCAGGTTCAATGATTTCATATTCGACTTCTTGATAGCTGGCGATGGAAGCATCCCCAATTTGAATTGCTTCGATATCAAACTGCCCTTGGCCCAAGCAGAACAGCGAGTGCTGATATTGATCGTTGCCGTCGTATTGATAGAAGGGACGGGACGCCAAGGAAGGGAAGATGCGGTTTCGCCCGTAGCAGACTTCGATGGGCTCGCCCAACCGAATTTCATTACTCTGTCCCTTGACGGAGTAAACGGGATCGGACTCGGGCCCGCCGCCGGGCGGTGGAGGAACCGGCATGAGCACGACAACCAACACCATCACAATCACAACAATGATGAGGGCTATAATGATTTCAATGCCTTGGGGGATCGCAATGAAGTTGACGATGTCGCCCTCAAAGATAGGTCGGTTCCAGTCCGCCCGCAATAACGGCTGGCCGTTGAAGAGGCAGATGGTGGGCAGCGGGAACTCACGCGTCTCCGGATGCCGGCACGCCACCCAATCCATCACTAATGTGCCGGAGACAACTTGATGCCGTTTTACTTTGAACGGGTCAAAAGAGTTAGCTGTCTCGAACACCCAACCCATGTTTGGTCTTATTGTATCCATTGCCGGTGACGATAAAATTTCATCTGTCTAATTCCCTTAAGGCTAATGCCACGCACGGTGTCCGCAATAACTTTATGGCGTCCCCAGCAATGCAACACCTTCCCACCGTCCGCTGCGACCCACAAGCCCACGTGGTGCATCACTTCCCCTTGGCTCATCGTGATTGCGCAAGCGTCAAAGGGCTTCTCGGCTTCCAGCCAGTCCTGCTTAACCTCCTTCTCGATTGCGGCGCACAGGGCGAGAGTCTCCGCAGCCGGGATGCCGGGGATGACGGGCAAGTCCATCCCAAACTCTTGGAGATACACCAAGCAAATCAAACCCCAGCAGTCTACGCCAGCCGCATCCCGTCCGCTCATCACGTAAGGAATGCCGATATATTTGGCTGCCCAGTTCATCCGAGAGAAGGAAAGCGTGAGCGGGTGTAGAGTTCAGCCGGGAACTTCTTGTTGACGATATCCATGAAGGTAGCCCGGCCCGTTATTTGAGCGGCAGTAATGCGGACGTCTTTGAGGAACAGAATTAGCGGCGGGACCATTTGCGGAGCGGAAAGATCGTCGCTGACATAGGGGCGATAAATGATTTTGATGGGAACAGCGGAGCCCATGGCCGTGGTCACGAAGTCCACCGCCCGCCGCCCCACGTTGTCGATGGCGATGTTGAGGCTTTGAAATCCCTCCTCGTTAGAGGGCGGGAGGGAGAACTGGAAGCCCACCGGCTCAAACACCCGTTCCACTCCATCCTCGTCAAAGGCCGTGACGCTGCGGCGGGACTGGACAATGTAGATGGAGTCCTGCACGCCCGTCTGGCGGATCTCCAAGGTGTTAAAAATAACCCGAGTCGATGGCGCAATAGCGAACGCTTCTTTGATTGCGTCCTGTAGTGAAGGGTTCATATTCGATTAAGCAAGGACCCGGCCTACCGTAATGCGGAACGTGAGCGTGAGAGTGTAGAGCGAGTTCTTCGTTTGCACTTCATCAAACAAGCAAACGAAAGCCGTTCCATTATTCGCCGGATGGACTGCCGGAGTATTATTGTTGTAGGTGCCCAATCCCATGCTCCGCCAATCCGTCCGATTCGCGTCGCCCACTGCGAACGTTGTCGTCTTGTCCCGGTAGAAGTCCAATGGAGTGTAGGCGGACAGCACCACGACCTGGTAGACGGATTCAGTTCTGCGGTCTATTGGCGTGCCTCCGAAAGCAGAAGGAGCCGTTGCTATGCTAGACAACCAAAGGTGAGTAGCATAGGCGCCTCCCGATGAAACATAGCTAGGCTCCATGCACCCAACTGCATACGATCCTCCTGCATCGATCGTGTTATTAACTCCGCTAGTATTAATGCCCATAATGCCGGCCTGTTGCCATTGCTGGTCTCCATCCAGTGAAGTGGAAGGGGCCACCGGCCAGCCCGTAATGCTGTAGGTGATGGCTGTGAGTGCGATGGGAGAGACGTTGATAGTAAGAGTGTAGACCACTCTTAGCAGCTGGCCCGTCGTAAGCGAAACACCCACCGCCAGCTTGATTCTTGAAAACAGATTGGTTCCGACCGACGCCGTCCAAGAAAAACCAATCTCGTTATAAGTGACCGACCCGGACTCTGCGGAGAAGTCAAACGTCCGTTTCAGGTCAACGGAACTGGCTCCTATTTCATCGCCGCAGTTGCCCGCCCCGGTCAAATAGGTGTTCGTTCTTTTAACCTCGGTCGTTAATCCGACTTGGCTGGTCTTGTAGACAGAGAACTCCCCTGAGCTGAGGGTTCCTGCCGGAGTGTATTCTACGTGAGTGGCGTCCGTCACGGAAGTGATTCGGACTTCGGAACCACTGCTCGCCCCACTGGTCATCTGGAGCATGTCGCCCACCGCTGCATAGACTGTGAAATCGAACGTCCCTGGTCCGGTGAAAGTGGAAGTGGCGCCGGACCCGTTCTCGCCTGCTCCTGAAGCGTAGTTAGTGGCAGTCGTCCCAGTCCCAGCCACCGCATAGACAAAGCAGTCTCCCCACACCCGGGTGGCGCAAACCTCGTTGAGCCCTTGGTTGAGAATGAGATTCTTCTGCGGCTTGAATCTCCGCACCACTCGCCCTCGCTCTACCACTTGGCACTCGAGGACGCCGTTAGCAACCTGAAAGCTTTCGCTCAGATATCGTTTCATATTTTTATTCATAAATCAAGCAAGGGTATAGGCTCCGGACAGGAACCCAGCGGACACGGAACCCGTCTCACTTTCTGTTGTGTCGACGACGATTAGAGTATAACTCCCCGATAAAAACCCGGATGGCGCTGAAGCTGTTTCCGTGGGCGTGATTATCGAAACGACCAAGTCGTAACTCCCGGACAAGAACCCGGATGGAGCCAACGCTGTTTCCGTGGGCGAGATGGTGACTGCTATCTCTAGATAGACGCCATCCAAGAACCCAGCGGAGGACGATCCTATATCTGTCTGGTCCGGGGTGAATACTACTGCCAGGAAATGTTCGCCCGTTAAGAAACCACTACTGATAGAAGCAAGCTCAGGCTCCACAGCCAATTCACCATCATCAAAAGTTACCGAAGAGGTGGCTCCGTCACTCACAGTCGCATCCACGTGCCGGGCCGGGAAATCCTCCTGCTCCTCCTCGTCCACTTCCAATGAGGCATTCACCGTAAACAAGTTGTCGGACTCGGAGAAGACATACGTGCCGTCGAGGAAGGCGTAGGAACGGGTGAACAGAATATACTGTCCCAGCTCGTCCGTGGGCTCCAGCGTTTCCATCACAAAGAAAAGGGACCCGTGTTCCAAATCATTGATGAAGAAATCCCTGAACGTCACGTAGGCGTCCGCAGTGAAATTCCAAGTGACGTCCAAAATTTCAATGGGCTCCAGTTGCATTCTCCGCACCCGCCGCCGCCCGCTTTCCATCTTCACGGTGCTGGCACGCGGGTAGATGGTATGCCTCCGCTCCACTAACGGAGTATCAAGTCCTTCCGGCCAAGATGATAGGCTGCTATCCATTTGTTAGTCGCAGATGTAAATCTCAAACACGGCATCTCTAGTCAAAAACTGACTTCCCTCGGTATAAAAACAGTAATCACCAGATTCATATAAATCTGTTGATGTGCGTCTCGACATCACCAAATTGCTAGCGGCCGCAACCATTCCAATAAAGAAGTCCGTGTTGGCTGGAATCTCTGGCTCATCTCCCTCACTAAAAATAAACTCTTGAAACTGGGCCGCTTGACCGCTGGGCACTACAATACTCCCTGAATTGTTGCCATATTGCGTTCCTCCTGCCGCCGTCGAAGCTGTTCTCGCCATTGCGTAAACACTTACATCACCTACCCCTTGTGATTGTGTTTTGTAACGAAACTTCTTGATCTTTACTGCGGACCCAGATGTGTTCCGAATCTTTTGGCAATAGAAGGAGCCTTCGCCCGCATTCGAAAAAGCAGCATCCGTTAATTGTTGTTGATTGATGGGACTAGACCAGAGGTTGCTAGTCGTGCAGCCTCCGCCACCGCCTCCCGCTGTCGCAGTCACATAAGCGTAGGGCCACGCCGGGTCGGCCGGAGTCATTGCTTGCCCTAGCAAGGAGCAAGTCGACAAGAGCAATGCTAGAATAGCGTTCTTCATTTGATTGGATAGGATGCACCGTTAGTCCATTTCATCCCGTTGTTGATAAAGGTAACCGCCGTCACGTTCGTCACGTTCCACGTCCCGTTAGTCGCCAGCATGCCGGCGGGAGGCGTCATGTCCCAAACGCTCGCCGTGGAGTTCGTAATGAAGTAGACGGCAGTCTGAACGTTGGTAGAAGAGGCTCCGGTGAACCCGTCCCAAGCAAAGGCCGCATTGGTAGCGAAATCCCGATACTCTACAAATCCGCCGAAAGCGATCGTTTGCGTGCCGGCATTGGTGGGGTAGAGGACCGTGCCTAGAATAGACGTGGTTGCCTGAAGCAGGGTGAAGGGACCAGTAACTTGGCTCGCACTGATCGTTGTGCTATACAACGGGACATTCACGCTGATATGGGAATCGTAATTGCCACCCACCACAAAGTTCCAGGTTGGGGTATTAGCTACCGCATCGGCTTTCCATCGCAACATTAGACGTGAACCATAAGGCAAGTTCGTTGCCGCTGTTAAATTCATTGTCGTATTGTAGATGGCAGGGGTGCTAGCTTCACTAAACAACTGCGGACCAGACGACGATATCAAAGCAATCGTATCGTTCGTGAACCAAGCCCAAAGTTCCGGATGGGCGGTCATTGTCTGAACACCTCCGCCCCCTGTCACATAGACGTAGGTGTTCAAATGAATTGGGCCTTGTTCAATACGGGAGATAGTGTTCGTCGTGATGCGCGAGAGGAAATAAACTCCCGCTGTCGGCACCTCAACCGTATTGGTGGCCGCGGTGGCGGTTGGCACATCTATCATCGTCGAAAGATTCGTTGCACTACCAATCCCGACGTTGGTAGAAGTGGAGAAGTAGTAGTGCTGATTCACATTTGCTACCACATCCATAACCCAGTTCGTTGAAGCGACTCCATTAGTGTCCGGCGCCAGTAGCGTATCTGGCATGACGCTGTTCTTGAGGACGAACAGATTGGTGTCAATGCCACTTACCTCAGAAGCCAAAGCAAACTCGTCCGCATCATGAGTGATGATGTCCCCAGCGTTGGTAATGGCGGAGGCGGGAATATCCGTCAGCCCAGAGCCGCTGCCAGTAACCTGGCCCGCCGTAACCGTGCCGGCTTCCAAAGATAGAACGTTGGTGATAGCCTTTTGATTGCCGTTGAGGTTGCTTTGCAGATAAGCCCGGTTGAGAGGCTGGCGGGTGGCAGCGTAGGACGTTAGATTGAGCAACGAGACCAGGGCAATTATAAGTAAGGTTTTCATGATTCAGTTAGGGCATCTCCTTTCAATGTATAGTAAAGCCGATAGTTGGCGTCCGGTGTTATGCCGCTAAGTTGAAAAGAGAAACCGTCAGCGGACAAAGAATCCCGAATAGGATTGGCGAAGATGGAATCACCATCAGCAGGAATCTCGACGGTGAGCTGGACCTTGGTGGGAGTGAATGTCAGCGCCAGTCCAGTTACTGTTCCACTCTCTTCTGTGCTGCCAATGTCCCAGGAGCCGCTATAAGAAGGTTCTAAAGCAAGGGCTATCGCTATCGCTTCATCTACCTGGGCGCCGGTGTAAACAGATTGATATGGCGTAGTCATACGTGAACACAATACAGGAAATCGTCCGCCGTAGCAAACGGGGTTTCAAGAGGCACAACATAGAAATTCACCCAGTCCAGCAGCGGCTCCGGGCTGACGCCGGCCGCAGCTAAGGAGCCGTCCATAAGTTCCAATTCCCCTTCCACTTCCCAGTGCCCTAGCTGATTGGTGGAGCGGTAGCTGCTCGTGAACTTAGCCTTCCAAGTAGTCAGGGTGGACGTTCGGGGATACTTCAATTCGAGCAGGAACTGGGCTCCGCCGTTCCCCAGGGTGTCAAGGAAGAAAGCTTTGAACTCAGCATACTCCGCCACGTTAAACACCCACCGCACCGCTACTGAGATCACCGAAGCTTGGAACCGGCGCCGGCGCTGGATCTTGGGATTCTCCAGCTTGCTGGCCAGCGTCACGTGCATTGGCTCCCCGTCGTAATCGACAAAGGGAAGCGGCAGTGCGGCGGGCCAAGAGGTCATGTCCGCAAGCGTGCTCATCCCTTCCCTCGCTTGAGTCCGAACGTGGACTCCATGGACTTGGTCACATCTCCCCGTCCGTCGCGTATCTCGGACCCGATCTCGTTCTTAACCCGGCGAATCATTATCTCAATGACCTTTTCGTTGCCCTCGTTTCGCTCCTTCACTTCCGGCTTGGCGTCGGTGAAGTTGTTAATGATTACCCGCACCCCGCCGCCTCCGCCACCCAGCTCGTCGTTAGGGACAATGCTGCCGCCGCGCGAAGGCACAAACATCTCGGGGCCCTGCTCGCCCACCAGGAAAGCTTTGCCGCTAGACACCGGCCCGCCCTCTGCTTTGGCTCCGCCGAACTCTAGCTTCACCGACTGGATGGAGGACACGATGCTCGCGGTCGCTGCAATCACCGAACCCATTGCTGCCAAGTTCAGCGGCCAAGGATTTGCTGCCGCTGCCGCAATACCCTGGGCGATCTTCACTGTAGCTTCCGCAATGGCGAACGCTTTGGACGCGGCGAACATGGCCTTGTAGGCAGCAGATTGCTTTCCGCCGAACGCTTCTGCAATGCTGGCCAGGTCGGTGAACATCTTTGAAGATGTGTTGAAGACGATTTGCGCTTGCGCCATCTGCAAGGCTTTCACTCGTTCATTGTAAGCGACTAGCAAGGCAATCTTCTCCTCG